CGACCAAGGGTTGGGGCCAGGTGTTTACCGAGTAGAGGATGCTCCGCCAATGCCTGCGCATCCGAATTGTTTGTGCTTTTTTACAGAGGTAGTGGAAGACCCAAATGCATTTGTGCAAAGGTTAGAGAGGTTCAGGGACAATCCAGATAGTGATCCCGAATTGCAGGAATATTGGCAAAGGACATTTGCTAAGCCATCTCGTAAAGCACCAGCGGAAATATTGTCAAGCATCCTATTCCCTGCTTCACTTAAAGTGCGAACTTTGAAAGAAAAGTTCAAAAAGTTTGAGCCATTACCAATGCCTGATGGGGTAAGAAATGCTTTGCTTGACCATACTCCATATGCAAATGGTATTCTTCAGGATATTTATAAAGCGGATTATGATAGTGAAAAAACTTTCTTTGTTAATGCATTGTTGCGATATATTGATGGTACTCCAATCATTCAAAAGATTAGCACGGAGATTGCACTTGGTAATTACGAGGAATGGTTAAACCCTAAAAAATTAAATTTCGTTGAGAAATGGCTTGTAAGGTGGATTAAAACAGCACTTGACCTTATGGAACAAGCTGTACCATATGTTAATGAACTTATAAGGGTTGAACCACTTTATATATATGAGAATTTGGATAAAATGAAGGTGGGGGATGTGATTACCCAAGGTATTCGTTCTTGGTCGCAGAAAGATGTAATATATAAGGAGTGGGGTGAGCTTTATTGTGTACACAAAGGTGGATTTGTAGCATTGCATGTGAAGGGTGCGAAAGGAATAAACGTATCAGCGTTCAGCCACTATGCCGAGCAATATGAGGTGCTTTGTGCAGGCGATTATAGGGTGTTAGACATTAAAAAAGAGAAGTTCATAAAGGATGGGAAAGCTTTGGGGGATGTAGTACACATATTTGTGGAGCAAATAAATGTGTACCCACAGTTGCGAACTGGTAAAGGGAGGATAAAATGAAAGATGAAACTATAATGCGTAAAATAGGATACATATCACGAATGATGCGCTTGCTTGCAGTTGATAAAGAAACAGCAGAGAAGTTGCAGAGTATATTGGAAGATGCTACTTATAAAGATGGTTTTCGTGATTTGAACGAACAGGAAGTTGCATATATAAAAGAATTGGTTAAACAATATAAAGAGAAAACTGGAACTTCAATTGTCGACGATGTGGTTAAGGTATTAGGTGCGGAAGCAAGAGCGTATTTGCGTGACTTTGAGGTGGTATAATGGAACATACGAATGGGGGTGAACGTCCAATAAAAGTTGAGAAGAGGTACGATAAAGCACGAATAGAGATTAACCCGAAGTATGGGAAGCCGATTATCCGAGACATGAAGACAGGGCAATACCTTCCAAAGTATAGAAAGGGGGTGAAATAGTGCCGACAAAATTTACCATTAATAACGACGAGATTTCAGAACGTGATTGGGGGGATGTAGACAAAGGCAGTATTTGGCAAACATTCAAAAAAGCACAAGAAGAAGGAGCTTCAGGGCTTGCAAGTGCGATAAAAGAGATGTATGCAGTAGTCAAAGCTCCTGTTGATGAGAATTTAAGGGAAGCCGATTGCTGGGGGCCACACCATGAGATAAGAAGCGATGGAACATTAGTCGTTAATCGTAGGGGCGTAATAGCGGCAGTTGGAGCATTAGCTGGTGCAAGGGCAGAGCCGAATTTAACTGCGAGCGAGAAGAAGGAAGCGGCAATGCATTTGGCGAAGCATTACCGAACAATGGGATTAGAACTTCCCGATACGATAAAGGAATATGCAGGCGAAATGGCAGTACCGTTACAAGCAGATGTAAATGGTGAGATGGCAATTAACGATATTCCAGTCGCTCCTTGGGCTGATATAGAGAGTTTGAAAGAAGGAGACAATAGCCCGATGGAGGTTATTGTTTCAGTACCAGTTGGCAAGTCTAAAAGGGGGTGGTTGTACACTGAGGAGGCTTTAAGAAGTATTGAAAAAGTCGTTAACGAGCAAGGCCTTCCTGGATTTCTCGGTCACCAAAAGCCTGAGGAAGTGGAACATGAATTCCCGAAGCCAGTTACACATTGGGTAGGTGCAAAGTTTGAAAATGGCAAGTTGTATGTGCGAGGTGTGATTGATAAGTCAGCTGAAGATTTGAAGCGTTGGATCAAAGGCAATGCTGTAAGGACAGTTTCTATCTTTGGCGTTCCGAAATTAAAGCACAAAACAAATGGCGAAATTGAGGTTGTTGATTATCAGCCGTTGAGCATTGACTGGACACCGTTAGGAAGGGCGGGGATGGAAACACAAGTTATAGCTATCGGCGAAATGGATAGTGTAAGAGAAGAGACAAAAGAAGAAACACAAGAAGAAACAAAGGCAGGTGATAGCATGGACGAAGTGCAAAAGGTTTATGGTGAGCTGACAGAGTTGCTCGGGGTAGAAGGTGCGGAACTTGTCGCAAGTGTAGAGAAGATGAAAGCCGCATTTGAAGAGCAGAAACGCAAAGAATGTGGCGAGTTAGTGGAACAGCTGAGTACAGAGAAGGTTTCAGGTGACGTAGCACAAGTATTGGTAAAGAAGTTGCTTAAGTATGAAGGTGAGCCTGACAAAGAGAAAATAGCAGGCGAGATTGATAATATCTTGAACGACCCAGATGTGAAAGAAGCATTACGTAAGATTTATGCTGTAAACCCTCCAGTAGTGGGNGAAGAGCAGAGTAGTAAACTCGTAGTTAAGCGAGTAAGAATTTAGAAAGGGGGCAGAGAAAATGGCATTTGATGGACAGCCAGTACCAAGCACAGAGTATCAAATACCACAGCCAAAGGTTAGTGATGGCCAGAGTGTAGTTGTAACAGCTACAGATGATGTGGTTGCAGGTGAGTTTTACGAAATTGAAGGCTTTCTTGGAGCGGCCATGACTAATGGCAAAGAAGGGGATAAGGTAGTGCTGAACATTGAGCAAGCGGAGTATCAGACCACCAAGGTTGCCTCAGATAAAACATTNACAGTTGGGCNAATAGTGTATTGGGATGGANAANAGTTTACTCCAGATGCAACAAAGACAGATACTACTCCAAATAGAGTAGCTGGCAGATGCACAAGTTGGGCCAATAATGTGTTGACATTTATACTTGCACCGCAGGCATATTCAGTAGTGCAAATAGTGCAAACCGGTGGAGCGTAGAAAGGGGGCTGATATAGATGATTATAATTGATCAGGAAAGTCTTAAAGCCGCAAAAAGGCAAGGAACATATACATATACCGTACCTATGGTGATTGATAAAAAAGAGTACCCTGTAGATGTAAGGCTAATTAATGGCGAGATGGAAACATACCAGTTGACTAAACCCATAGGTGAGTTGATGACATCGGCATCGCTTGAAGATAAGCAGGACTTATTAAGGAAGGTTACGTTAGATGTCCAGCTGGGTAGGGAGCAGGTTCAGACATTGTATGCTCCAGTTTACCAGACTTTAAGCGACCCTAATTTTCCGAGGGTATTGCAGGCAACATGGGCAATGTATGGGAATGTAGTATTCCTTGAGCATTTGGAAGGGCAAGAGGTCAAGTTCGGGAGTTTGTCCGTTGAGAAGGGGCCGATTGCTACCATTCAGGAATATACCGCAGGATTTGAGTACACCAAGGAACTCATAGATTTCAATGAGATGTTTAGGATTGAGCTTATCAATCAGGCGATTGGACAGGCTTATAATGCGTTGCTGAATCATATCCACTTGTACCCGATTTTCAGTTACAACAATTACAATACCAAGAATGTTACCACATGGAAAGGTGAAACAGGCGACCCATTGTGGTTAGGGATTTACAAAACATTGAGGCAGGCAATCATAGATGCCACTTTAGCAAAGCGTCAACCGACAGTGTTACTTGCAAACCCAGCTGATAGGTTTGATATTGAACTTGCATTGCGTGGAGGTTTTACCATAGAAGGCACGACTTATCCAGCGTTATCAGGCATTGATACGATAATCTATTATGAAGGTTGGCAAGGGACAATGAATGGCAAGCCATATGAGTATAAAGGAGTACCGCAGGGCGAAGCTTATTTGATTAGGCCGAAGCAAGGGTTTAAGGAACTCGTGAAGAAAGACCTTACTATTGAAACTANCAGCGGCGATTTGACAAGGTTAGTTGAAGCTCAAATAATCGCTTATGCTTACCGAGGCGTATTCGCTGCATTAGACGAGAATGTGCAAAAGGTAGAGATCCGTGCGCGCCAATCATGATACCAACTCCAGAGTTAGTTGAGCAGTTACGCAATCTTGCTGGTGAGAAGGAAGAGGGACGGTTCACCGATGCTGAATTAGAAGACACTATTAAGGCGTCAGATAACATTTATGCGGCGGCTTCCTATGTATGGACATTAAAAGCGGCGAGGATACAAGAAGAGTTAGGGAACATTCAAAGCTATTCCATTGGTGAAGAAAGTTATACTTGTAGGTCGTTGACAGACATGTTGGAGTTGTGCTTAAAGATGGCTGAATTATATTCCCAGATGGGTGATATGGGAGCAAGAATTGTGCAGGTTAACACTCCTGATGTGGTATGAAGGAACAGCGGGTTAGAGACATCGCATGGGCAATTGAGCAAAACCCTGTAGATGTTACCATTTACCGTACACAGCGAGTATTGAGTGAAGGACATTACACCGAGACTACCACGGAAGTAGGAACATATAGAGTGCGTATATTCTTGAATGATAGGAATATTCCAGTAAAATTGATTGATGAAGGAGGGAGGGCATTGCGAAGTGTTACATGGTCAATGCTTTGTGATGCTTTCGTAGATGTAAAGGCTGGTGCAAATGTGGTGGATGTGGTAGACGTACCTATGCTGGGAAAATTAAAAGTAGTTAACGTTATCCCAATAAGTGTTCAAGGTGAAGTTGTAGGATACCAAGTGCAGTTACAGGGGATGGATGAATGATAAAGGTTGCCCAAGGTTTCAGTGATAAAAGTAAATATAAGTTTCAGCAGATTTATGCGTTAATGGACAATGTATACCGACCAATGACAGAAGGGTACATGAAAGCAAACAAGCCGTGGACTACACGAACAGGTTTGGCTGTAGCAGGGTTGCATTCCAGAATAGAGAAGAGCGAAACCGAAATAAAACTCATACTTGGGCATGGCGTAAGTTATGGCGTTTACCTTGAGCTTGGGCATAAGGTAAAAACTAAAGGCGGTAAGGTAAAAAAGGTTAAGCCGTATGCGATACTCAAGCCAACGATGGATAAGTTCTATCCAGACATATGCGAGCGTATAAGGGAGCTGTGGAGCATGTGAGAGACGAAATAAGGAAGTTACTTGTAGAAAAAGTTGCATTAGTTGGTGAAAGGGTATACGAGCCATATGTTCCTTCATTGCAAATAGAAAAGCCTTATCTTGTAGTTAAGGAAGGTTCACGGGAAGTACCAAACGATTGGGCTGGGTATACGACTACCATCGAAGTGTGGATATTTGAGAACTTTGAGACATTTGCGGATGTGGATCAGCTGGCGGTAGATGTGATTAGTGCGCTGGACAAACAAATAATCACGGTTAATGATAAGAAGTACTTATTACGTTACCTTGCTACTATAGGTGAGGATTTCTGGGATGAGGAGCTACAAGCATTAGAACGTGGCTTGCAGTTTCAGGTCTTTTCATTGGGTTGGTTGAGTGGTGAGACATACGACCCAGACCCAGTAGCAGCATTACGTACTTGGAGTGAAAGCCGCTGGGTGAAGGTTGAGACAAAGGAAGGGAAAATAATCAAAACACCGATATTGCAAACTGATCCAGATACATGGGACCCGTCAGACCAGCGTCCGGGCTTATATTGGCGGATTGTGGAAGTGTCAGCACCATATAATGTAAGTGCGTCAATGTATTGGATGAATTTCACCATTTATGGGCATGTTGTGGCACCAGATCCGAGTGTCCGTAGAGAATGGATAAGGAAAGTCGTTGAAGCGTTAACAGATGCGATGCGAATAAGTGTTAATAATGTTACGGAGTTGTGCGTGGAAGAGATATCAGCTACAATGGATGCAGATCCGTTAACAGTGGGACAAATCAGATTACGTGGAACAATGGGACTCATGCGTAGTAAAGTAAGTGCGGAAGTATTGAATAACGCTTCCGTTAGTGGTGGGGTGTCATTTACAGTGAAAGTACCCATATTAAACCCTGAAGGGAAAGGAGGTTCGTCGGATTGAGTGCAAAAAAAGAAGTACTAGAAGAAGAGCAGGACACCAAAATAAAACCCGAGGGAAAAGAGGCTGAAGATNTTTATACGCTTAATGATTTGGTAGCGAATGCTGGCATATTTGGAGTGAAGCCCGAAGCAATAATTGGTGCAATGAAAATGGCTGGTAAAGAAGAAGCTACTAAAAAAGAGATAAGTAAGTTTCTGTCGGATTTTTTACGAAAAGAGGTGTAGAGTATGGCAGGAGTAACGTTCACAAGCGGTGAACAAAAAGTAAGGCCGGGCGTATTTGTCCGAGTGCAGAATATAGGACAGCCAGTAGTCCCTGCATTACCGCAAGGGATTGTGGCTGGGGTAGTAAAAAGTAATTGGGGGCCGATTAACACACCTATTACCATAGCTACGAATGAAGCGATACGAGATGTGTTTGGATCAGGTGAAAGTTTGACGATGCTTACCGAGGCGTTTAAAGGTGGGTGCAGTAAACTTGAAGTGGTGCGTACAGGTACAGGTGGAGCACCGTCAACTATTGTGCTTACCGATACCGCTACCACTCCAGCGAATGTGGTTAATATCACGGCAAAATATCCGGGAACAAGGGGTAATAATTTCACAGTAACAATTAGGGATTCATTAACAAATGCGAGTTTAAGAGAGTTCTTGCTTTATGAAGGAGCAACGTTGTTGCTTACAGTACCATTTGCGAAAGGAACAGGAGAGCCCGATGCATTGGTTTCAGCATTGAATAGTTCACAAGCCAATAAATACGTTACTGCAGAGAAGATTGCGGCTGGTAATGGAACATTGAAGGCAGTAGCCAATGCGGGTATGACAGGTGGGCTTGACCCTACCACTACCACAAATGATTATTTGACAGCCCTTACATCACTTGAGGCGGTTGATTGGAATGTGCTCGTAGTTGATAGTGAAGATCCCATTTTATTTACTTCCATTCAGGCATACATAGACCGTGTAAGGAACGCTGGTAAGCGTGTCATGGCAGTGTTAGGACAAAAGACAAATGTAGAGTTAAGCACCAGACTAACATTGGCACGTAGTTTTAACGATCCAGCAATTGTGTTTGTGTTGAATGGGTTCAGTTACGCCGATGGGACAGTGATAGAAGGTTATAAAGCCACAGGGCGGGTAGCTGGGATGATTGCAAGTGCTGATGTAACAGAGAGCCTTACCCATGCGGTAATACAGGGAGCTACAGGTTTGGTAGGTGCTTTGAGTAATACCGATATAGAAAGTGCGCTGAATAGTGGAGCATTGGTGTTTACGTTGAACTCGCAGAAGCAGGTTCAGATTGAGCAAGGCATTAATACGTTTATAACTCCGACGGCTGACCTTGACATGGGTTGGAGGAAGATTAGAAGAGTAAGGACAAGGGACACGCTGATTGACAGAATTGGTGCGACTTGGGACTTGTTGATTGGGAAGATAAATAATGACGCTAATGGTAGGGCTACATTGATGGCAGCAGCGCAAGGGGTAATAAATGAGATGATTAATGAAGGGGCACTAATTGCTGGTCAGATTTATGAAGACCCGACTAATCATCCAAAAGGTGATAGCGCATGGTTTATCATTCAAGTAGACGATACAGATAGTGCAGAAAAGCTGTACTTGACATTCCAGTTTAGATTTGCTCCAGTATAAAAGGGGGTGAAAGAATATGGCAGATGGCAGATATATATTCCGAGATTGTGTACCTGATGGTGCGATTGACATAGTGAATGTTCGGACAGGGGATATTGTGCAAAGAGCATGGAGTTTCAGGGTAAATGCTCCAGTAGAATTGCAATCGGCCCTTGATGGAGGAACATTCCAGCCTAATCACATTATTCGTGGTTACGATGGTGAGTTGTACGACGGCGATGGTAATTTGCTGGCTGAAGTAAATACATTCCAAGCGCAGATAAACTCGACCAATACCGATTACCAAGCCGCTGGTAATAAACAAGTATGGGCAATACCCCAATCTTATACAGTTACTTTGACATTTACAGAGACAGTAATAAAGGATGCCAAGATACTTAAAAAAGTGTTGGACAGTTTAGCAAAAGGAGCTCCAGATGCGAGTTTAAACTTTATGGGGGTATTACACGCACATACATAGGAGGGGTGAAAAGTGAGCAAGCTTGATAAAGAGGAGTTGTTAAGTAAAGAAGATGTCATACTAAGGGATGTAGCTGGCATTCTAAAAGCGATGGATACAATCGTAGAATATGAGACATACCACGTAGTTAGGGATGGGAAGGAGTTATTTTCATTCCGAGTGCGTGGGTTGACCGATGAAGAAGCCGAGGAGTGTAGGCAAGAAGCTACAAAAACAGTGCGAGATAAAAGACTTGGCAATTTGGCAGTACCGCAGGAGTTCAATGCCGCAAAGTTTAACTCATTGATGATTGTCCAAGCCACGCACCCAGAAGATAGGGCAATGATTTGGGATAATAAAGAATTATGGGAGAAAGCTAACGTTCTTGCTGGTTGGCAGTTGGTGGATAAAGTGCTTAAGCGTGGCGAGAAGGATGAAGTTATCGAACTCATAGAGCGGTTGAGTGGGTATAACAGCGAAGAAAACGAGAGCCGAGTTGAAACTTTAAAAAACTAATCAGGGCGGGTGGTGAAGCGACCATTATTCACCACCTGCTCCAAAGATGTGGCATTACTCCAGATGAGTATTGGAGCAAGCCGCCAAAGATACGTGATTTTATGCGTGCAAGCATGTTGGTGGAGTTAGAACAGGAGCAAGAAGAATTAGAGAAGATAAGGGGGAAAGATGGCTAACGAGACCTATAAGGTAGAGCTTTTAATTACCGCACAAGACCAATCAGCACCAGTTATAGAGCAGGCAAATGAGCGAATTAATCGTTTCGCCCAAAATGCCGAGTTAACAAATAAGAAGTTAGCCCGTTCCCTGAATACGACTTATAAGCCGACCATAACAGCGATTGATAATACAGCACCAGCAGTAGCAAGTGCCCAATCAGGTTTAAGTAGAATTGTTGGCAAAGTGTGGAGTGTCGTTGTGCATGCAGTTGACCAAGCCACACCTGTATTTTCGAGCATTTTAAGTGGTGCAAAAAGTTTTGTGAGTAAAATAGGCAGCATTTTGGGTGGAGTAGGAAGGATGATAACATCACCACTTGGAATGCTTGGGATAGCTGGTGCTGGGGTAGGGATGACAGCCCTTATTGCTGGACCGTTAAAACTTGCAGGAGAGATGGAGCAGGCGAGGGTATCGTTTAAGTTTTTCCTTGAGGATGAAGAGAGGGCTAAACGTTTCATAGGTGAGTTGCAAGCACTTGCAGCTGTTACACCCTTTGAATTTAAAGATGTGCAGGATCTTGCTACCCAGTTGTTACCAGTTTATAAACAGATGTATGGATTAGAGAATGCTACAGCTATGACATTAGATACGTTGCGTAAATTTGCTGATGCAGGCTCTATGACAGGTGCGGGGATGGAAGGAATACAGAGAGCAATGCTCGGATTTACACAGATAGCCCAAAGTGGTAGGTTGAATTTGCAGGATTTAAGGCAGGTTACTTTGAACTTAAAAATACCAATGACAGATGTATTGAAGGAACTCGGAGTGAAGTCGTTGGATGATATTTCAAAGAAGGCTATTCCCGCAAAGCAGGCTATGGAAGCAATTGGAAGAGCGTTGAAGCAGTATGCTGGTGGAAGTGAATTACAGGCAAAGACGTTGGTTGGATTGATATCTCAATTAAAGGATATTGCAGGCATGACAATAACGTATTTCGGTGAAGGGATGCTGAAGCCNGTAGAGGATATCTTATTTGGACTTGTTGAAGCGGCTACCAAAGGCGAGGATGCATTAAAGAGTGTTCAAGATAGATTGTACAAAGCAGGTGTTAGGGTAGGAGAAGCGATGCAGAATGCCTATAGGAAGGTGGTTCGTTTCTTTAGTGATTTGAGTTCAATACCGGGCTGGAATCAGATGTCAATGACACAAAAAATTATTACCGCTTTTAGCCAAGTACTGACAGCATTAAATAATTGGTTGAAGGGGGATCAGGGACAAGAAGCATTTAGAAAGATACAAGAAACGATAAACTCATTTTTCAAAACTATTTTCGGACCAGAAAATTCTGAGTTAATTAAGCAGCTTGCAACGTTTGGTTACACGCTTGGATCAGAGCTTGCAAGTGCGATTTTCAATGGGATAAAGAGCAATGTTAAATTAATGACAATCCTTGGTGCAATAGTAGGCTTCAAGATAGCTGGCTGGAAAGGTGCTTTAGTTGGGGCTGGAGGATTAGCTGCTTTGGCTGCACTTTTTAATTTGGAAGAGTATTTAGACGAGAGAGGAACGCCTGAAGTTACATCAAGTACGCCTGAGCTTACAGGTTCAGCAGCACAATATCAGATGATGCTTATACAAGCTGGCATGTTGCCTGATGAAGCTTATAAATTTATGGTTGAAAGTGGTTATATAACAAGTACTGGCGAATTAGTAGATAAAATACCACTTTCAAGTTTACCAGCCCATGCGAGAGGTGGAATATTTTACACAAGGCACATAGCGGAAGTAGCAGAAAGAGGAGCGGAGGCAATAATACCATTAGAACGAACAGAACAAACAGTTCGTTTGTGGAGGGCTGTAGGTGAGTATATAGGAGCGATACCAAAGGAAGTAACATATTCTGTCCAAGCACAAGCAGTTACCCCATTAGGAAGTGTTCCCTATGGCGCTGTTACAAAGAGTAATGTTATTAACTTAAACGTTAACACTGAAGGGTTAATCAGCGAAGTTGTCATAAACAATAAGGCTGATGTAGATGAAGCGGTCGACAAGATTGTGGGAGTATTAGCGCCAGAGTTAAGGAAGGCGTTTTCTAATATGGTGGTGGGATAAATGGAGTTTTACTTAATGGGGAAGAATACCAAGCTTCATTTACCGATGAACCCAGAACAATTGCAAGTGATGACAAGTTCAAAGTTGTTCAGCGTTAGCATAATTGAGCTGGGCGATTTCTTAATGCCGAGAGGTATTGCACCAGCGACGATTAGGTGGGAGGGTATATTCCCGGGTGTGAGTAGGAGGAACAGCATATATGTTGTGGATTGGCAGGATCCCAAGGCGATAGTGGGTTTGATTTCAGGCTGGAGACGAGAGAATGTAAAAGTTCGTTTGTTGATAACAGAAACACCGATAAACATGGATTGTTACATTCAAGAGTTCGACCATACATGGAAAGGTGGACATGGCGATTGCTATTACTCTATAAGTTTGGTTGAGGCACGTAATTTGGTTGTAATGACAGAGAAAGAGAAGAGTACGAGTGCGCAGGCTAAAACGAGTGCGCAGAGACCAGCTCCGAGTACACCAAAAACGTATACCGTAAAACAAGGCGATACCCTATGGGGTATAGCAAAGAAAATGCTCGGTGATGGTGCAAAGTGGAAGACATTGTACGAGTTGAATAAGGCTGTCATTGGGCCAGATCCGAACAAAATTAAACCCGGGCAGGTGCTTAAGCTTGGTTGATATTACCAAGATAAAGTATGAAGTGCGCATTATCGATCCAAGCGGTAAGCAAATGGATGTTACGCCATTTGTTAGTCAATTGTCCTTTGGTGATGCCGAAGGAGAGTTAGCAGCGCATTTAAGTATGACATTGACAAATCAGCAAGTAGGTGGGAAGTGGATACACCAGCTTGTAGCACTTGGGACACCGATATACCTATTAGCGAATGGGGTAGAAGTGTTCAGGGGCACGGTGTTTGATTGGATGACGTCCACGGATCCGTTGGGTAGTGTGGAGATTGAAGCGTACGACCAGCTGATTTACTTGTTTAAGAGCGAAGATGATAGGTACTATAGGGCGGGACAAAGGGCAATAGATGTGTTGACAGATATTTTCAGAGCATGGAATATTCCCATAGGCAAGATAGAGGGGCCGAATGTAGTATTAGCCAAGCAAGTATTCCGACAGATGACAGTTGCGGAGATGATAAACAGCATACTCAAACAAGGTAAAGATAAGGGAGCAGGCGAGTTTATCGTACGTAGTGAAAAAGGGAAGGTTTATATTAGGAAAGCCATGTCTAATCAGGACGTTTACGTGTTTGCATATAACGAAAATGTGCAGTCGGTAATGGATAGGTGGAGCATCAATAATCTTGTTACACGAGTGCGTATTATAGGTGCGGAAGATGAGGAAGGAAGGGCGCCGTTAATTGCAGTTCTTGACGGAGACACAAAATATGGTGTATTGCAAAGGATTGTCCAGAATAGTTCGGATGACACGTTAGCCGATGCAAAGCAGAATGCGAAAGAGATATTGAAGGAGTTCGGACAGCCAGAGAAAGACAGAACAATTAGGTGCGTAGATGTTCCCTTTATCAGGAAGGGTGATAAGGTGAAAGTTGTTGCTGGGACGTTAAATGGGTATTACCAAGTCGTATCCGTAGAGCATAATGTTACAAATTTGACTATGAGCGTGGGGCTAAAATGAACAAGAAAAGCATTGACGATTTGGCTAAAGTGTTAAATGAAAGAATTAGTTTAATAGCTAACAAACCCGATAGCATTGAATTAGGAACGATACAGCCAGATATGAGTTTGAAGCTTGATGCGTTTGCGATGCCGATAAAGAAAGGCGATTATCTTATAGCTGATTTTACTGCACAGGTTGAGTTTCCCGTTTGGTCGTTGGTAGGTGTTGGCGAGTATCCCGTAGACGATGAAGGGAAGCCGATAGTAGGAGTAGACATATACCATACCGCACAGACAAGGTGGGATTGGAAACAGAGCACTGTTGAGAAAGTGAATATAAGAATTAAACCCGAGCTTAAACGTGGCGATAGGGTGTTGGTGGTATGGGTCAATCAGCATAGAGACCCTGTCGTAATTGCAAAGGTGGTGAGTTCATGAGCGATTTATATCCGCGTTTCGATATGCCCGATATAGTGGGTGCTACAGAAAATACAGTGGTAGCTTTCCCTAAAAGTTGGTTGTGGGATTGGGACATATGCGATTTTGTTCAAACAGGTAGCGGTGATGTGGTAGAGGTAGACGGTTTGACAGCTTGGGTGCAATGGTGTGTAAAAGCGATATTGACACAGAGGCTGGCATTTGTTGTGTACGATTGGAATTATGGCGCTGACATTGAAAGTTGTCTTAAACAGCCCACAAGAGCAGTAACAGAAGCGGAATTGGAACGAGAGATTACCGAAACTTTGCTTACAGATCCGAGAACAGCTGAAGTGAAGAATTTCAGGTTTGAGTGGAGCGGCGATGAGCTCACAGTGTGGTTTACCGTGGTAAATGCATTAGGCCAACCAGCGTTTCAATCCCTTGTAGGTAAGCTAGAAACTAATGGTCGCTTCACCACCCGCCCTGATTAGTTTTGTTTCAATCCCTTGTAGGTAAGCTAGAAACCCTACCGCATATGGTACACTACAAGTCCCGTGGATATGTTTCAATCCCTTGTAGGTAAGCTAGAAACAGCCACCGTCCATGTAGCAAAGCGCTTCTTGCATAAAACTTCTTCCTCACTGACGGAGACCCTTCTACGAACAATTTTACCATGAAGTAT